TGGTATCATGGATACTGATGCTTTCTTTCAAGATGATAGCGATTGCGGTTTCAACGCATCAGGTACAACTACTTTCACTCAAAGAAGTGTAACGGTTGGTAAAATTAAAGTACAAGAGGCGCTTTGTCCAAAAGGATTAGAGTCTAAGTATCTACAAAAAGCATTATCTGCTGGTTCTATGTATGATTCAATCGCATTCGCTGCTGATTATACTTCTAAGAAAGCATCTCGTATTTCTTCTCAGTTAGAAACTGCAATTTGGCAAGGAGATACTGCTTCAGCAAATGGTAACTTAAATAAGTTTGATGGTTTTGCTAAGTTAGTTGCTGCCGCTTCGGCTTCAGTTATCCACGCGAATACAACTACTTATTACGGAACTGCTTTGGCTGCTTCTGCTGGTATTACAAGTGGTGTAGTTGTTAACGTGTTAGATGCAGTTTACAAAGCTATCCCAGCTTCTATTGTTGATAAAGATGACGTTGCTATTTTTGTAGGAAACGATGTATTCCGTACTTATACTATCGCATTAAAAACTGCAAATTTATTTAATTATACTTTTGATGGTCAAGCAACTGGAGAATTAACTTTGCCAGGAACAACTATCAAAGTTATCGCAGTTCAAGGATTAAACGGAACTTCTAAGATATATGCTGGTCGTATTTCTAACTTGTTTATCGGTACTGACTTATTGAACGAAGAAGAGCAATTTGAATTATTGCATGATCCTTATGCAATGAACATTAAGTTCATGGCAGCATTTAAGTTCGGTGTGCAGTTTGCATTCCCTGATGAGATGGTTGATTTCATCTTAGCTTAATAATCTTACAAATAAGTTCGGGGAGTATCGCTTGGATGCGACTCCCCTAATTTTAACACTTTAAAGAAAAATAATTATGCCGTGTGCTTTAACTCAAGGATATTCTTTAGATTGTCGTGACTCATTAGGTGGAATAACAGAAGTGTATTTTATCGAAAAAGGAAATATTAGTGCAATTACCGTTGCTTCGGGTTCGGTTTCAGCATTAACTAAAGTAGCTGGTAAAAGATTTTGGAAATACGAATTAGTACCTGGTACTGCTTCATTGACTGAAAACATTAATGCTAATGTCCAAAATGGTACGGTTTTCTATGCTCAAGAACTATCGATAGTATTGAACAAATTACAAGTGTCAACAAGAAATGAAATTCTTTTGTTGGCTCAAAATACGTTGTTATGTGTTGTAAAAGACAATAACGATAACACTTGGTTGTTAGGTCGTGTAAACGGAATTAACATCACTGGTGGGAACGGTGCAACGGGTACTGCTCAAGGAGACCGTTCAGGTTACACTTTGACTTTCTCAGCACAAGAGAAAGAATTAGCCCCAACGGTAGCATCAGGAGTCTTTACTGCATTGACTACTCCAGGCGCTTAAGATAGTCGTTTGGTTGACGGGTAAGGGGGGAGCAGATGCTTCCCCTTTTTTTATATAAGAAATTTTGTTAATGCTATTTATATTTGATGATACATTTAATCAAAGGTCAAGTCAATAAAATAATATTAACATTAAGCGAGAAGGCAACTCTTACTTCGCCTAATTATCTATTCTATTTTAAGTCAAGAAATACAAACGAAACGGTGGCATTTGTGATTTTAAACAATGCCGATTTATCTACATACCCTGAAAGATTCAACGCTTTTAATATTACGGTAAGTTCTTATTTTGCAACTAAATTACCTGGCGAATGGTCATATCAGATTTATGAGCAAACTTCAACTTCAAATTTAATCCCTTCGCAAGCTACTTCATTGCTTGAAAGTGGACAAGCAAGTTTAAACGACACAAGTCAATTTAGTTTTACTACTTATAGCAACCAAACAAACACTTACAAAGTAAGAGATATATGAGCAATCAATTAATGGTTTTAACTTTTGCGGAGGCAAGACAACCTGAATATCGGGAGAAGAAAGGCGAAGGAGAAGGTTACATTGAGTTCGGAAAAAAGAATGATTATCCTAACTACTTGGTCGATTTATTTAATAAGTCTGCCAAGCATAATGCGATAATTAAAGGCAAGGTCAACTACATAACTGGGAATGGCTTCAAAATCAAAGAGGGTGTCGACCCTATTGGTGAACAATTCATCGCACAAGCCAACCGAGTGGAGTCGTTGACCGAAGTATTAAGAAAGGCTTCCATTGATATTGAGTTATTTGGAGGTGCTTATTTACAAATTATATGGAGTGTAACGGGCGAAAATCTTGCTGAGGTTTATCACGTTGATTATACAAAGATTCGTACAAATGCTGATAATACTCAGTTTTGGTATTCGGAAAATTGGGAAGATAGAAAGTACAAAAGAGAGGTATTTAACGGATTTAATTCTCAGTTAAGACAAGGCACTCAAATAATGTATTTAAAGGAATATCGACCTAACTTAAATGCTTACGCATTGCCAGGTTATTTCGGTGCTTTAAATTACGTTGAATCCGATATTGAAATATCTAAGCACGTTTTGGGTAATGCTCAAACGGGATTCAGTGCAAGCAAATTAATTACGTTACCAAATGGCGAGCCATCGGATGATGAGAAGCGCCAAATAGAACGCAAGTTTACCGATAGGTTTACGGGAAGTGATGGCAAGAAGTTTATTCTTTCTTTTGTAAACGATGCTTCAAGAAAGCCAGTCATTGAAGATTTAGGAGCAAGTGATATAACTAAAGAAGATTTCGGTAATGTAGATAAAATGATTCAGCAGAACATCTTTGCTGGGCATCAGATTACTGCTCCCGATTTATTCGGTATTTCAACTCCAGGTCAATTAGGAACTCGCCAACAAATGCGTGATTCTTATGAGATTTTTAAAAATACTTACGTTAATGATAAGCAAATATTTCTTGAGCAAGTATTCAGTTTACTTGCCAAATTACACGGTGCTAATTCAGAACTCCAAATCGTACCAGTCGAGCCGATTGGCATAGAGTTTGGAGAGGCAATCATTGCTGCTAATTTAACTAAAGACGAGATTCGTGAAAAGTTAGGAGCGCCAGCATTAGAGCCTAAAACTTCTTCAACTTCTCAAGATGTAATTGATGCAATTAATTCATTAAGTCCATTAGTTGCAAATAAGGTACTTGAGTCAATGACTGCAAATGAAATTCGTTCTTTGGTTGGTTTAATACCCGAGCAAGGTGGCGAGAATATCCCAACTGCGCCAAGTGGATTTAATTTTAGCGATGACGATGTTGTAAAAATATTCGAAGAGTTTGGTGTTTCAAAAGAAGACTATTCAATCTTTAAATCAAGAGAAGTATTTAGCCAAGTTCCAAATGAATTAGAGGAGGCTTTGCATTTAGAATTTGCAGAGCAAGCATTGAGCGGATTAGAGGCGAATGTATTGGACTTAATTCAAAAGGATAAAAGGATAACGGCTGAAGTTATTGCTGGAACTATCGGAGTTGATTTGGATATTATCAATCGTGTTTTAGATGGATTAGATAAAAGAGGAATTGTAAGCAGTTCAGTTTCAAGAGGAATAACCGAAAGAAAACTATCAAAGCCATTATCGGAATTAAATGCGCCAAAGCCATCGACCACAAGTTTTATGGTTAGGTATTCATACGAATGGAGGTCAGATATACCAACTGGTCAAAGAGATACGGTAGACCATCCAAGTCGTGTATTTTGCGCTCGATTAATGCAGTTAGATAGATTGTATTCAAGAGCAGAAATTGAAGCCATATCAGCAAGATTAGGATATTCAGTATTTGATAGGCGAGGTGGTTGGTGGACTCAGCCAAATGGTCAAGCTTCGCCAAGTTGCAGACATCGTTGGTTTGCTCAAACGGTAATTAAGAAAGGATAATATGAAGAATACATTATTTATAGGAGCAAACGCAATCAAGGAAAGAACGGCAGTTCATTCTAATATTGATGACAAATTAATAATGCCCGAAATAAAAACGGCTCAGGATATGTATATCTTGCCCGCTTTAGGAACGGCTTTATATGTAAAGCTTCAAACGGGTATTGAAAATAATACTTTAAGCAATTTAGAAACTTCTTTATTGAATGACTATGTGACTGATGCGCTTGTTTACTATGTATTATCTGAATTGCCAGTTGGATTATCTTTTCAGTTTTACAACAAAGGATTGATTCGTAAAACTTCGGATAATAGCGACCAGCCTAATATGCAAGATTTAATCGATGTGGCAAATCGTTATCGTTCAAGAGCCGAGTTTTACAAGCAAAGAATGATTAAATATTTGCAAGAGGTAAGCACGACAAACTTATTCCCTGAATATATCAATCCTGGCACGGGCATCGATACGATGTATCCTGAAAAAGATGGCTATCAGTCGAGTATTTTCTTAGGCGATGAAAATAGTTTGTTTGGAATGAGTTATCCTCAACACGTTTTAAAGAGCAAAAAAAATTATAATTATTAATATGCCAAAAGCATTCTCAACCAAAAACATAAACAAGTTAATTGTTTATCTAAACACAAATGGCAGTAAAACAACTAACACTAAATCAAACAATCAAGCTGATAAGGGATATTGCCCAAAGCCACGACCAAATTAATACGGTCTATTTTGGCGATGTGTGGGAGTTTCTTTCTCAGCCTGATAATGTTTATCCATCGATGTTTTATTCGTTGACTGGAAGCCAAATAAACGGCAAAGAATTGACTATGTCATTTAGTTTATTCTTTCTTGATAGGCAACTTCAAGATGAAACTAACGAAACGGAGGTTTTATCTGACCAATTACTAATCTGCCAAGATATTATTTCGATGTGCAAGCATCCAAAATTTGATTGGGAGGTAGGCGAAGGTATTACCTTAGAATTTTTTACTGAAAACGAGAAGGATTATTTAGCTGGAGTTAAGGCTGATATATCAATCATTTATCCGATGCTTTCAAATAGGTGTCAAATACCAACCGACTT